TTTTTCACTTTCTAGCATGACAGCTGCGATTCAAGAGCGCCCTTATGTTCCTGGTCGACTAGGTACGCTAGGCATTTTTGAATCTAAAGGAATTACAACTACAACCCTTCAGATTGAGCGAAAGGGAAATTTATTAACGTTAGTACCTGCTGGTGAGCGTGGCTCATCTGGCAAAGTCAAAACTCGTAATAAACGAGATATGATACCTTTCAATACAATTCACTTACCACAAACTGGCGCTGTTCTAGCTGACTCTATACAAAATGTTCGTGCTTTCGGGTCAGAGAGTGAGTTAGAAAGCATTCAAAGTGTCGTTAACGGCGAATTAGATGGTATGCGTAAAAACCTAGATGCGACAATCGAATTCCAGAGAATGGGGGCAATTAAAGGTAGCATTGTGGATGCTGACGGAACTACCGAGCTACTTAACCTATTTACCGAGTTTGGTATTTCTCAGACTATTGTGAATATGGCGCTGGGCACAGCAACCACGAAAGTTCGGAAAAAATGTCAAGATATCTTAAATGCGGTAGAGGACGCTTTAGGGGCAGGGTTATGGAGCCGGGTTAGAGTTGAGTGTGGTCGTACATTCTTCCAAGACTTCATCGATCATGATGATGTTCGTAAAGCATATGATCGTTATCAAGACGGAGAAAAGCTCCGTGATGATCCTCGGTCCGGCTTTGAATTTGGAGATATCATTTGGGAACAATACCGGGGTGCCGTTGGTGGCACCAAGTTTGTAGCTGACAACGAAGCGCACGTTATTGTTGAAGGCGTAAGTGGACTTTATATTACTCGCTTTGCACCGGCGGATTACATGGAAACGGTAAATACAATGGGCTTACCTTACTACGCTAAGCAAGAGCGTATGGGGATGGATAAAGGGATAGATATGGAAGCGCAGTCAAACCCTTTAAGTTTGTGCACAAACCCTAAAGTTTCAATAAAATTAACTCATTCTTAACTGGTGATTTGTGAGCTTTAATAAAGCGTTTAGCCGCATGGATGCGGCTATATTTAAGCGTGCTGACAAGGCTATTTATAACGGGAATTCTTTAGTCAAAATTATCGTTGATAAGGATGTAGAGCAGTTCGGTGCATTCGATACAAAAGGCTCAGCTCGTAGAAATGAAGCTAGCTTTTTAGTTACTCAAGTACCAAATCCAAAGCGGGGGCAAACTGTTCAATGCGAGGATGGCTTGTATGAGATTGATGGAGTTATTTCAAACGATGGTTCGGTAGTAAAGGTCCATATAAATGAAAGCTAGTATTGACCAAATACAATTAGCTGAAACTAATGTGATGATTAAAGGGGTAAGTAAGAACACGCCTAAAATACTTACCCGAGCATTAAATAAAACCGTTTCGAAAGGGCGAACGCTTTCCTCTAAAAAAATCCGTGAACAAGTTTCATTAAAAGCCAACTACGTTAAGTCCAAGCTAAATATAAGAAAAGCTACTTGGACTAAACTCACGGCGAGCATTAGCGCAGAATCTAGAGGTTTAATTCTCACGAATTATGCAACAGGCGTTGATAAAAACGGACATATAAAAGTAAAAATTAAAAAGAAAGGCAAAGCAAAAATATTCACAGATGCTTTTCTCACAACTATAAATGCAGGATCAAAGAAGGTTGACGCCATAGCGGTGCGTGACCCCGCAACAAATAAGTTCAAGGTTCTTTACGGCCCCTCAGTTTCACAAGTATTTAACACTGTACGTGATGATGTAGACACAGAGCTAGTTGAATACTTGAGCGTGGTGGCAGAAAAAGAACTAGACGCAGTTTTAAGGGGTTTTTAATGCCTGAGACAGTACGAGAACAAATCATAAACGCTTTTGCTCAGAAGGTTGGGGCGGAGCGTTGCGTAAAACTAGACAGCTCAAGTGACTTACCCGCAAAGAGCATTTGGGATAATAGCGAAGAAGCCACCAAAAAAGCTTTTGGAGTGATGGAGGTGGTTTTGCCTTTGCCGGTTGAATACCTGGCGGAAGTAAATAAAACAACCTACCCAATATTAAGCTCTCAAGGTAACGCCATGTTAGGCGAACTTATCCAAGCCGCAACCAGTGAAGATAATACACTTTCAGGCCTTTGCCGTTCAATCACATACGAAGAGAGCGAAATTAACTATCCCGAAGACGGCGCAAAAGAAATAGAGGTTTACGCCGTTTTTAATATCACTTATCAATTTGTTATCGGTGACCCTTTCACCATTCCTATTTAAACCCGCGTAAAACAAAAACTTTAACCCGCCATTTGAGCGGGTTTTTTTATGCCTGCAATTCAGCGGGCTTTATAATTATTGGAGCTAAACAATGTCTAATGCTGAAAATGCAAAACTGCAATATGAAGGCGGGCAAAACGTAACTGCTATGTCTGCTTTAACCGATTCCGGCGATCAAACTATTTTCGATTCTAGCGCTGCGCTATTTTCTAGGCGTTCAGGGTTTGAGCCTGTTGTTCGTCCTGATGGCTTGGTGACTGGTGGCGTGCTGGCTGCTGCTGTAAGTGGCACGAATGATCTTGTTGATTTGTCTGCCTTAACTGCTTATATCGGTGGTGATAAGAAGACTGTCTCAGGCAATACAGATTTAACTTGCCAGCGTGGAGCAACGACAAATACACACAGAATTAACTCTATTACGATAACCAGTGCGGGCGCTGTTGTAATTGTTGCGGGTACAGCTGACACCGCGTTTTCTGAAACGCGTGGCGCGGCTGGTGGTCCTCCGTATATTCCAGTTGGATCGGTTGAAGTTGGTCAAGTTAGATTGACATCAATTACCTCCGCGGCGGTTGTTGCCTCAGAAGTTAAGCAGGTAATTGGCTTACATCAAGAGCGTTATGATTTCCCTTTGTTTGAAATCGATTATCTAGCAGGTAAAGTTAAATTTAATGATGCGCTTGCAGGTATTCATACTGCTGATGCGGCTAAAGGTGTTTCAGCTTCTTATGCTTCACCAAGTTTTGCCGACGTTCCTAAAGCGGTTGATTTTGTTGCGCCTGAAACCTCGCATTCTGTTAGTTCCACACAGATCTATGGTTCAACTCTCGGATCCAGTTCGAGCTCTTTGGGTCAAGGTTCATTTACTGTTTACCTTGAAGACGGTATCAATGATGCGATTGTTAAGCTGAAAAATGAAAACCTATTTTTTAAGTTTTTCCCAGATAAATACAAAGGAAACTATATTTTGTCGCAGGGTAAACTGGGAATTTCCCGATCATTCCCTGCTGGCGATGAAATTCAAGCATCTTGCACAATTTCAGCGAGCGCAGAAGGGCAAGAGGTTGGCGCCTAATGTTTGACGTAGAAGGTTTTAAACAAACAACCTTCAAGCCAAGAGAGTCAAAAATGACTCTCGAAGCTTTTAAAGAAGCGGGCTTTGGAGATGGTGTTTTAATTGTTCGCGGGTTAACAGCGTTTGAAATTGCGAAAGCTGATGAAGCCAGTCAAAAAAATAATCTTACTTCAGACTTATTTGAAAAACTAGCTGGGGGCGTGAGCAAAGAAAAAGTATCCGCTTTGCTTGAAGGGATTGGTATTTCTGATGATGTGCCTAGTTTATTAGCTAAACGCTATGAGCACGTAGTGATGGGCGTGATAAAGCCTAAGTTTGAACTCGATGATGTTGTAAAACTTGGTGATACGTTTCCCATCGAATTTAGCCAGATTGCAAATCAAATACTTAAATTAACCGGATTAGGAAAACAAGCTGAGGTAAAGCCGCCGCCCTCTGGAAGTTAGTTGATGTTCAGGCGAGTCTAGCGCTTTGTGATGTGAAGAATGCTTTTCTCTTTCAGATACGGCCTGACATTATTCCAGAGGGATATCTGACTGAAATCGAAACTAATTTATGGTCAAAGTACTATAAAAGAAAAGGACAAAGCTGATAAGGTAAAAGGGATGCTAATAATTCAAGGACTAGAAACTATGAAAAGAATAATATTATGTTTTTTAATTTTACCTTTATTGATGGCTGGCGGTATTTATAAATGGACTGATGAAAATGGAAAAGTCCATTTCGGCGACCGTCCTGCTGATATAAATAAGGCGGAAACGGTTAAGATCCGAGAACAAAAAACGGGATCAATGGTTTCAGGCTCCACACAAAAACAGTGGACTAGAAATACCCAATATTCTAATCAAACCAAGCGGGTGAATTCACTGCCTGCAACTTCGGCGGGTAGTAATAGCAATTGTAGCCACTACAAAGATCTGGTTAAAAGTTATCAAGACCGCTGGGCTAAACTACGAAAGCGCGGCTATAAACAAAGCGACCGCAACTATTACATGGATTTGATTGAAAGCTATAAGGCCGAAGTTAGAAAAAATTGTTAAAAAACCTAATTCAACAAACCCGCCATTTGAGCGGGTTTTTTTATGCCTGGAATAAATGCAAATGGCCGATAAACAAAAAACGATTGATATTATTTTTGGCGGTATTGATAAAACCGGTTCGGCTGTTTCGTCGGTCGGTAAAAACCTCCAATCATTAGAAAGTAGTGTTGGCAGTGTTACTGGTCCACTTGCCGATATTACCGGTGGCATATTAAAACTTGACGCGGCATTGCTAGCGGCGGGTGTTGGCCTTACTGCTTACGCTATCAATATTGCTGATAATTTCGGAACTTCATTTGCTGAAATAGCAACGTTGATTGGTCAACCTGCTTCTAGTCTTGGTGAGTTTAAAGACCAAATTCAAGCTTACGCAGAAGGTTCAAGCGCATCATTCGAAGAAATCACAAGCGCAACTTATAACGCTATCTCGGCGGGTGTTGATTATAGCGAATCGTTAGGCTTAATGGCGGTAGCTGAAAAGCTTTCTATTGCTGGGCGGGCGGATTTAGGGATAACAACAAAAGC